GGAAGGCCATATCACTCCTGTCACTCCTGTAAATCTGAATCCCCTGGGGAAACATATCGAGGTGCTTGACAATAATTTCTTTGCCAATCCCGAATGGAAGAGTGCCATTGACTATCTCATCAAGTCCGGGCAGAAAGTCAACCTGCACGGAGTTGACATAAGGATTATGAACGAAGAGCAGGCGTACTGGCTCAATAAATTACGCCTACGCCGGAACATCCATATCGCATGGGATTTGCCTGCGCTTGACCTCACCGACAAACTCAGAGAGGTCACGCGCTACATCAAGCCATACAAAATCATGTGCTATGTGTTGGTAGGGTTCAACTCCACCATTGAGCAGGATATGTTTCGGATTGAAACACTTCGCTCCTTCGGCATCAAACCATACGTCATGCCTTACCGCGATTTTGAGAACAAACGCACGCCATCACAGTATGAAAAAGACCTCGCCCAATACGTCAACAAACCTATGATATTCAAATCCTGCTCTTTTGATGAGTTTACGCCACGCAAAGGGTTCAAATGTTCATCATATCTTAAAAACAAATCGTAATCATGACACAATTTTATGACCATCAGCTTAAAGCAGAGCCTATGACTGCGGGAGAGTTACGCAAGAAGATCAAGAATCTACCTGCTGACACGCCAATCTTTCTTGTGACGGACAAGACGAGCAAGGACGCATGGGATGAGGAACGGGATCGATGGCGGTATGCCGTGCCACTCGTATATGTCGAGAGGGAGAGGAACCGAGCCGAGGGCATGTTTGATGAAGATGAATTATGCCTTCTTCTTGAAGTGGAAAATCCATAATTACAGCCATCATGAAACTCTACATATCAATACCAATCAGTGGTCGACCGCTCCATGAGGCCAAATATCAGGCAGAGTGTGTCAAGGCCAGGTTGGAGCCACACGGCCATGAATGTGTTACCCCCTTTGACGTATGCCCCATGCCGGATAAATCCTATGCCTACTATATGGGCCAGGACATAGAGGCTCTGTTGGCCGATGACATAGAGGGCGTGGTCTTCGGTTCCGGCTTTCATAACTCAAAGGGCTGTCGGCTGGAACACGCCGCCGCCCAAATCTACGGCAAGCACATTGTCTATCAATCGTGCTTCTATATGCTGAACTTCGACACATTAACCATAACACAATCAAAATCACAATGAGAAAAAAGTATCGTATCAAACGGGTCTATGAGTGGGTTCACACACAAAATCGGCATTTATATTGTCCGACATACATAGTTCAGGTTCATATCCTATTAGGAATCTGGATTAGTGTAAAATCTTTCAGAGATGAAGAAGATCCGGATTTTGCCCGGCGAGAGGCAGAGGAACTGTTAGACAAACTAAACGAGAAATAATCATGAAAGTAGTAATCACCGGCGGCGAGGGCTTTATTGGCAAGGCTCTCGCCGCCGCTCTCTCCAGACGGGGCGTTGAGGTCATAAGTATTGACCGAACAAAAGGTATTGAAGCCAAAGATTTCTTCGATACCATTCCAAATCTAAACGATGCCGACTGTGTATATCATTTGGCCGCACAGACATCTGTATTCAACACCAATAACCATCTTATCATACACGACAACGTAGAAACGTTTATGGCCGTGTGTGATGCCTGCAAGCGTGCCGGCGTAAAGCTGGTGTATGCATCATCTTCCACGGCCAACAGCCCTAACACGACATCACTTTACGGCATATCCAAGCGTTTTGACGAGGAATATGCCCGGTGCTACAATCCACAAGCCACCGGAGTCCGTCTCCACAACGTCTATGGGCCGAATCCGCGTCAAGGTACTCTTCTTTGGCACTTACTCAATGACAACCCGGTTCGGCTCGTAAACTGTGGTCGCAACGTGCGGCACTTTACCTACATCGATGATGTTGTGGAGGGTCTAATCTATGCCTATGGCTGTAACAAGCAGCTCATCAACATCGTCAACCCGGAGGAAACCAGCGTCTATGATTTCGCTTTGGCAGTCCAGGAGCATAACTGCACTGAAATAACGCTACTTACCGAAAAACGGGATTTTGACAAAATCGCCCAAACGGTTGATGATAGCCTGTTTACTGTACCTTTGCAATACACGCCTGTTGAAGATGGCATCAGGCGCGTATTTGAGACAATCCACAATGGCACGGCGCAGTAGAATCATACGAATGGATAAGTGGGATGTTCCTACCTCTCGGCCTCGGCTGAAAGGTGGGAATATCCCTCTTTGTGATTTGACAGCACGCACGGCAATCCATCAGCTCGGATCTCTGGTGTATTTCTCGCAGTACAAACGAACCAAGCATGGCACACCGTTCAGCGAGATTAAGCAGTCGGCCGACATAGCGGAATTGTTTGCCGATACTGCCGCCAACTTCATTGAGCGTCTTGTCAACAATACGGAAGACTGGTGTATCATAACCACGCCCCGGCGCCGTCATGCAGACGGGTTCCACTTCGCCACGGCTGTATGTGAGCGCATAGCAGCGCGCCTCGGTATTCCGTTTTATGCCGATGCCGTTCAGTGTATCAACCGCAACCGTCTGGAGCCTGACTTTCATCTGCTCCGGCCCATCGCCGAGCGGCGGGTGATAGTATATGATGACATCATTACCACCGGCACAACTCTGACGGCCACGGCTTCATTGTTGGCCGACCGTGATATTGTCCTCACCATCATAGGCATCAATAACCGCTAAAATCCACTCTCCCGGCCATGAATCAGATACAATCCCCTCTATACCGACACACCGAAATCGCCCACAATGCCTTAAAAATCGACTCAATTGGCATAATTTCACGCTTTGGTGAAAATTTTTTGAGGTGCGGGAGAAAGACAAAACAACATCATTAACATAAATGACAGTAACCCATTCGAGATACTTTCTCTGTGGCTGTTATCCGATTACAAATTCAGCCACTGATTATATACAATTTTACTCCCGAATTATATAAACCTCTCATACATCATCACAATGGCAAAGAAAAACAAACAGAACAAAGCTCAAGAGCGTCGACCAACTGAAAAGCAAGAGAAGTTCTGCCAATTCTATCTCGACACAGACGGCAATGCTTCCGAGGCTTACCGTATGGCCTATGATGCCACCAATATGCAGCCTAATTCGGTTTGGAACGCTGCAAGCCTACTCCTGGATAACCCAAAGGTTGCCCAAAGGATAGAGGAAATACGAGCCGAGCGCGCTGCCGCATCAGTGGTTGAACGCAAAAAGGTCGAAAAGGTACTTATGGATATAGTGACCGCAGACCCCAATGACCTCTACATGGTTGACCCCAAAAGTGGTAAAATCAAGATGAAGGCTCCCAGCCAACTACCAAAGCGCATGCGCAACGCCTTGAAGAAAATTAAGAATAATCGAGGCATTGTAGAATATGAACTGAATGGCCGTGTAGAGGCTGCAAGATTATTAGGTTCATGGAACGGCTGGGATGCCCCAAAAGAAGTCAATGTGAGTAATACGGGCAACATAAAGGGAGAAATCCGTATAGGCTTCGGTGATGATCAGGAATAAATCTTACAACCTCAATATAACATATATAGCCCGACAAGTAGCAAAATGTAAACTCTTCCCAATAGTGGGATACTGACAAATGTAGCAAAATGCCAGCAAAAAGCCATCAAACCGCGAAAATCAATGGTTCTAAATTATAAGTTATTCAATCCCCTCGCATTTTATCTCCTGATGTTTATGCAGGATAAGACCATCCGTAACATCATCATGTTCGGTGGTTCATCATCCGGCAAGACATACAGCATGGCGCAGATAGTTCTCATTTTGACTTTATGGGAGGACACGAGTCATCTTGTAATGCGTAAGGTTGGGGCATCTATCAGAGATACCGTTTATCAAGATTTCAAGAATGCAGCCGAGCAACTCGGAATAACTCATCTGTTCAAGTTTAATGATGGCAACAAGATAATAACCTGCCTTGAAAATAAAGCTCGTATAGTATTCAAGGGCGTCGATGACGCCGAGAAAATCAAAGGTTTATCAAGTTTCAAGCGCATAATCCTTGATGAATGGTCAGAGTTTGAGGAGGCTGACTACAAACAGATCCGTTTGCGTCTGCGTGGCATGGAGGGTCAGCAAATTATTTACACATTCAACCCTATCAAGGAAACTCATTGGATTAAAAAAAACGTATTTGACAAACAGAAGTGGCACTATGTGCCTATGACTGTTAAGTTAGGCAATCAGATTATCCCGTCAGAACTGACGAAAGTCAAGTCTATAAGGATGAATGAGCCTCGTGTGATAATGCACAAGAGAACAGGAGAGATGATAGAACATTCGCCGGACACCGTTGTTATCCAGACTACCTACCTCAATAACTTTTGGGTTGTCGGTTCACCCGATGGCACATACGGCTACTATGATGAGCAGTGTATCGCTACGTTTGAATATGACCGCGAAAATGATCCCGACTACTATAACGTGTACGCTCTGGGAGAATGGGGCGTTATCCGCACCGGTTCCGAGTTCTTCGGCTCGTTCAACCGTGGCAAGCACACAGACGAGTGCAAATATAATCCCGACCTCGCGCTCCATGTGAGCGTCGATAACAATGTGCTGCCTTATATCTCTTACACATTCTGGCAGATTGAATATGATGATTGTATCAAGATTCGCCAGATAGATGAGATTGCGGCCGAGAGTCCTCACAATACAGCCCGAAAGAGTGCGTTGCTTGTAGCGGCCAAGTTGCGAGAGATGGGAGTTGACCGTATATACCTTCATGGCGATGCCTCGACACGCCATGCCAACACCATTGATGACCAGAAACGTTCATTTCTTGACCTCGTAATCTCAACCCTACAATCAGTGGGGATTGAGGTTATTGACTGCGTAGGCAAACAGAATCCGAGTGTACCGATGTCCGGCGAATTTATAAACGCCATATTCGATAACATAATACCCGATATCCAAATCATCATCGGCGAGAACTGCAAGATTTCGATAGAGGATTACATGAGTGCGCAGAAAGATGAAAACGGCGCCATGCTCAAGACTAAGGTCAAGAACAAAATTACAATGCAGACCTATGAGGAACACGGGCACCTGTCAGACACGTTCAGATATGTTATAACCGACCTTTTGCGAGAGCTGTTCCTATCGTTCTCCAACCGCCGCAAGCGTAATCTCTATGCCCGAGACGGTATCATTCATTTCTATAACCCGATTACCGAATGTAAGTACGGCAGGGAAATTGTATATGCCATGCCGAATATCAACGGCAAATTCGCATTAGTCCAGGGCAAACTGTGTGGTGAGAAATGGCACATAGTGGATTTGATGTTGAGAGAAACATCATCTACCGATGAGATAGCCGAGATACTTGTTAATGCCAACAGCCCACAGACCATCATTGAATGTGGCCCGGCATATTTCCGTTTTGTCCGTGATCTGCGTAAGGAAATACCAAACGTCAGAGCAATGAAGGAAGTAATCGATGTTGACCGGCGTATAGCGGCCACTTCGGACTTTGTGAAGAACCATCTGCTTTTCAATGAAGCGAAGTTGAATGATGATGCAGAGTATTCTTTGTTTATGACAAACCTGCTTGATTACAATCGAGCCACCGGCGATAGCATAGAGGCAAGCGCGGTACTGAGTGGCTTTATTCAGTTCGTTATCAAATTTCAGTTTTGAGCACAAAAAGGTTATAAATTCTGAAAATACAGTGATTTAGCACTCGTTTTTCAATGTTGGCAAAAATCGGTTTTTTCGTGATTTGGAGCAACCGATTGTATTTGTGCTTTTCTTTGCCATAAAAGAGAAAAGCATGAATTTCATACAACGCATATTCGGTTCCAAAGAAAAGGCGGAGGCAATGGTTGTCAAAGCGGACGATACACAGCATCCCGACAATCTGGGCACCCGCCGGGATGTCGTTGTAGAGGATGCTTTCAGATACCAAAATATGCTGTCAATGATAGACAGGCTGGTTCATCCATCGGTAGTTGGCAACAACTTCATACAGTTGTTCAAGACTATCCCGGAGGTGTTCTGGCCGATTGATTTCATCGCAAAGCGCATATCCGAGGCTCATTTCGATTTGAAGAGAGTAAAAGATGACAGCCTCGTTTGGTGTAATCGCCTCGGTGCTGATACCATCCTCAAACAGCCGAACCCGATTATGACGTGGCGCGAGATAGTGTATCAGCATTTTGTTTATAAGCTGGCCACCGGCAATGCCTTTTTCAGGTCATCGATGCCGGAGACAGTAACTCCTGATGCAATCAAGTTCCAATGGTGCGACAATTATTGGAGTCTGCCGGCACATCTCGTTCAGGTAAAGCCTATGGAGTACAGTTATGGCGTGCCCATGTTCGGCATTGCCAAAATTGAGGAACTGATAAAAGGTTACACTCTCGATCTCGGTGCGTATTCCGGGCTGACAATTCCATATTGGCAGATATGGCATGACCGTGACGGCATACCAGAGCTGATTAGAGGCGATGGATACTTGAAAGCTGAAAGTCGCCTGCTGTCAGTCAAGAAGCCCATTGCAAACATTATAGCCGTATATGAGGCCCGCAATGTGATTTATTTGAAACGTGGCGCCCTCGGATTCGTAGTGGCTCTAAAAGAGTATGAGGCTGGTACTGTCGCTCTTGAACCGTCTGAAAAAGAAGAACTCCGCAATCAGGTCAATAGCAAATACGGCGTAGGCGAGGGTAAATCACCGTGGGCAATTACAGACATTCCGGTGAATTTCGTAAGAACCAACCTCTCTATAACCGAATTGCAACCATTTGACGAGACGCTGGAGGATGCTATCAAAATAGCATCGGTGTTCGGCATTCCGTCTGTTCTTGTACCGCGTAAAGACCAATCGACATTCAGTAATCAGGATACAGCCGAGAAGAGTGTCTACACCTCCGTAATCATTCCGGCGGCCAAACGCTTCTGCGAGGCTCTGACAACATTCCTCGGCCTTGACCAAAAAGGTCTTTATCTCGACTGCGATTTCAACGATGTGGCTTGCCTGCAGGCTGGATTGGAGGAGGGAGAGGAAGTAAAGACACTCATTAATT